TGACGTCGAGTCTCGTGGGCTCGGAGATGTGTATAAGAGACAGCTTTAACGCATCCCATAATCGCATAGCGGTGTCGTATATATAGTTGAATGTAAACCCATTTGTTTTGCACTTATCTGCCCATGCCTTAAATGCGTTATAGTCAAGGCGCATATGGGGCTGTCCGAATACAATATATTCACCGCCAATCTTACGGCAGATGTGGATTAAATCATAAGCAGCCCAAGCCGGATTATCCGCTGGTTGAGCTTCGTACTTATTGATATACGGATTGAACACATACACCTCTGAACGCTCTTGAATCCATGTCACTTTTGGATCGGTACCGCTTAGCTGAGATGTAGCTAAAGCCTTAATTCCAATGAGGGCTTTCCCCGGATGCACAAAATCGTCATAAATAATTTGGGTTAGCTGCACCCAGTAGACCTTATTGACATGGCGCAAGCTTTTCCCATCTTTCGCACTGCAGCGCATGCGGATTTCATAACGCGCCTTTTCGAGATTGTCAAAGCGAAATACACGATAAAACGCATTATTTGTCGCCTCTTCAATTCGTCCTGCGTAATCAGCTGTATTTGTCACGTTATTATCTGACTTAATAAAGTTCCATGCATCACGGCGCTTAATATGACCGGCCATACCCTTTTGATTTGCTAAAGGTAATGCCTGCCAAGACTCATCACCTACCTTACGAATTTCTGCTTTCAACGTGACAGACGTACGGTCAGCGCCACCGCTATCATTTGAATAATATAATCCGTTTGGGAATCCAACAGTTAACTCTATCGCGTCACACGCATCGCCTTGTACCTGTTGCGTATTCCATGATTCAGTCAATTCATAGTTTAGGGATTGATCCGCAAAGTTATCATTGAAATTTGGGATAACTGTTTGGTCATTTGTACCCTTTCTGATATCCACCTGCACATCCTTATAATTACTGATTGGGTTAGCATTAATACGAATATCTTCTATTTTTGATAATTCGCCCTCACCCGCACAGTATAAAAGGTTAAGGTATTGCTTTTCGCCATCACTAATTACATGTCGGGATAATAATAACCCAGCGCTTTTCATCCGGCCATACGTCACGGCTAAAGGGTAGCCCTGCCCAGTAACAGTTTCGGTACCTCCCCAGCCATATGTATTTGACTGTTCGGAATTCGAACGGTCAACCTTAGGAGCAGTTAACTTTGAGACAATAGCATTACCTATCATCCCTACCGCCATAGCAATTACTGACCGCCAAATCAAGCTTTGGATACCAAAGATAGCACCCGAAGCAATACCACCGGTAAATACAGCCATCCCTATTGATAGAAGAACGCCAAAGAATTTACCCTCAACTCGGGGCATTACTACAATGTAGTCTTCATCGTTCACAACTGTATCAGGCGCTGCTTCATGTCCATTTACTGAGTACGCCCATTCACCAGGTGCACTGAAGTAATAGCTGATAGACTTGCCCTGTTTAAATGGCAAATATTTTGTATCCCGTTGCTCTGGCTTGAACGGATTATTTACAATAATTACGTTAACCATCTGCTACTCCTTCCTTTCATAAATGTGCTTCAATCGAGGCACGTACTTTGATATGTGCTCTATACAGGTGCCGCTGTGTTCAGTAGCGTGTATAAATTTACCTTCACCAAGATAAACCCCTACATGATCGAGATTTTTACCATACAGCGCAAATGCCAAAACACTCCCTGGCATTGGCTCACGAACCTCGCGCCATTCATCCATTTGGATTTGGGTATATTCGGGTAGTGGTATTCCACTACGCCGATATACCTCAACAACTACATCCCAGCATTTCATTTCCGAGAATGGGGTACCTATCATATCAGTCAAGTCACTTATTGGATGCATACAGTCCTCCTTGCGGGATAGTAGGTTCTCCGCCAAATCGTGTACTGTTCCCCAATTCACGACATCGCGCTAGGGTTTTATTGCATTGATTTTCACGGCCCTTATATCCACACTGAACGCCTTTAAACTTGAACGGACAGAAATCCTTCATCACACGGATTAATGGGAATCGTCGAGTAAAGCTAAAGTCAGTACCCAGTGTAAACTCCATCCATTCAGCATTTGCATGAGTTCCTGTAATTACGAAATGCTCCTCTTGCTCGCACACATCAGGTATGTTCGTATTCACTACACGAATGATGACATTGGCTCCAGTGAATCCATTATTAGACTCTGCCATACGCTGGATTGTCTGAGTCACGTTAGATACAGATAACTTAATATTAGGCAAATCCGTTGCGTTCTCTGTGACATCTTGAATGGTAAACGGAAATGCAATATAAGTATTACCTTGAAATTGGATATTCTCCGTATTGTATACCAATCGAATCGTATCCCCTTTATAAGATATTTCTAACAGCATTAACCACACACCGGTGGCCGATATTTGGTTTTTCTCTAAAATCGATGCCGTTGAGAGCGGTAACATGTTATACCTCCTGTAATTTCACGGTTCCCATCCACACTCCGTAGTCATTCGCCGCAAAGTCTAATTGGTCAGCGAATCGTACATTTAGTGTTTCCCGTGTTTCCGGATGAACCCAAGCGAATATACCGGAGCAGTTGACTTCATCGAAGAATGACCGAAGTTTATAGTAATCAGCTGTTGGCAACTTGTACCCTACGGAATATGTCCGCCGGGTCTTTGTCGTCTTCTTCCTGGTAATTAGCGTCATGTTTTCAACTTGGCCTTTATACGAAATATCTGGAGTAGTCTCCTGAATTGGGTATATCGGCCATCGAATATCTGGAAATACTGCCATAGTTATACTGCGGATGCCTTGATGGCGTCACGCATACCTCCTTTGTTTGATTCCATAGCACGAACTACTACATCGATAACATAATTCTCACCATCGAACCGGGAGTTCTGTTGCTTACTTTCAAGTTCTTGGCCAGACTGATTGACGATATTAACAACTACGTTGTTACTTGTAGCTCCGCCGCCCATTAATCTACGGGTTTCGCTTGCTGTGTAAATACGATGGGATCCAGAGGACTGTAATAGTTCCGGTCCGTTTTCACCAACCAGCATAAGCCCTGGATTCGTTTTGCCTCCGGCAGCAAATCGATTTCCCGTAAATGCAGAACTGAACGAACTACCACCGGCAAAGGACGATGTCCCTTTTGCAGCACCTAGTGAGCCAATACCACTTACTGCACCACCAAATAATCCTTGCAACTTAGGCATGATGTATTGTTGGAACGTTAACTGAATCATCATCTTAATAATGGCATTTGTCATATCCTTGAATATGTCCTTAATGCCTTTACTGAATGACTTCGTTCCTGTTGCCATAGCCTCGAGATTATTTGTCCACGCCGAGTTGATAGAGCTCATCGTACTATCAAAAGTAGACTTCGCCAAATCAGCATAATTAGTAGTCTCTTGCTTATATTGGCGTGCAGCTTCTTGTAGACTTGTTTTCAGGCTGCGACCTGCGAGTTCCCATAGCTTCTGCTGAGACTCTAATAGGTTCTTTTCAATCTGCAGTCTTTGAGTAGCCGTTAACTGGGCCTCATTGACTTCGCTCCGTGCATAGTCAATATAGGTCTTTAACTCTTCAGCAAGTAGTGCGTCCGCATCACTACGAGACAATCGACCAAGCGCAACCATATTGGTTAAGTGGTCAACGGTTTCACTCGTTTGCGTGTACGCCAACTCTCTGATTTTCTGCTCAGTATCAGACGCCACTTTTAGTCGCTCTGCTTGAGCTTTCTTTTCAGCGAGTTCCTTATCGCCTACCGCTTTTGTGTACTCACGAACATTATCATCAATTTGCGCCTTTTGTGCTTCAGCCTCAGCTTTGAGTAACTGCAAGCGGTCGCCCGTGCGTTCGAGATCAAGTTTCTTGATATCCTCATTCATCTTGCGAACACGGATAGTCTGATTTCGTTGTGCTTCAGCTAATCGCTTTTGATACAATTCTTCATTCTTGGCTCTAACTTGAGCGGTTAGATCAGACTCAGCTAGTTTCTTAGCATTCTCTGCACTGCCAACAGAATCAGCAGTAGCGCTTGATGTAGCACCTGCATACTTAGCTGTGTCAATATATCCTGTAATGGCCCCAAAATCTGCAGTTACAGATGGCTTAGCTACCACTCCATTTGTATTAGCACCAGTATAGCCTCCGTTCCCGTCACTAATAACAATGTGTTCATCACCAAGTACAACCACACCATCGCCGGCTTTAGGAATATATCCGTCACCTTCTGGGTGCCAAGCCCCTACAGCAGCCGCCGCTTCCCATAGCTTATCGACTCGACGGGGTACGTCCGCCCCTAGTGACTGCTTAACCGCATCAGAGAATAGCTTTCCGCAATCTGTTGCCCAGGTACCATCTGCTCCTAGCTTGTATGCCTTACCTAATTGCTCATTAGCTGCGTCTAGTACACCTGCGGCTTGTCCTATAGCGCCACTATTCACGCCTGAAACAGAGCGGATAATATCACGAATATTTTTTTCGTTTGACTCATACTGGTTCTTAGCAGTTAGCTTATCGATTTCATATTGACTGCCATCAATTTGTAAGCTCTGCAAAGTAAGAGACCTATATAGTTCAGACATACGCTCTACGGCACTTGCTAACTTCTCGGCTGCTTGTTGGGCTTTCTTAGCTGCCTGCTCTTGGGCTTTGGCCGCTTTCGCTGCTTCCTCGTTTGCCTTATTGATAGCCTCGGTATTGGTTAGGCCTCCGCCGTTGGCAAGGTCCTCTTTTGCTTTTGCAAGCTCTTCATCGAGTTTCGCTTTTGCAGCATCCGCCTCTTCTTTTTGCTTTAATGCCGCATCGATTCTAGCGCCTTCTTCTTTTGTAGCTAAGCGGTCATTTTTTACAAGCCCAAGCCACGCACTATCCTCAATCCAATATCGAGTATCGTGCGATTCCCTAAACTTGTCAGACAAGCCTGTTGTTGAGTTCGTATTCTTATGAATACGTTTGCCATCAACATCTACTCCCATGTAAGAGCCAGATGTTTTTTCATTGTAACGGAAATCAAGTAATGCTTTCCCGGCAAGCCCAATTACTGTAGCTAATGTTACCCAAGGACCTGCAGCGGCAAGTGTGGCCAGTCGCATAAATCCAAGTGCACTTGTTAATGATCGCATGACTATAATCACTGCGCTGGCTTCTGCACCGAATTTGACAATTCCGCCAATAGCTTCCTTTTGCTCGGCGGTCATTGTCTCGAATTCTTTAGCTACATCTAACACGCCTTTTGCGTAATCGTTAAATACAGGAACTAACTCATGACCGATAGATACTGCTAGGCGTTTTCCGGTATTCTCTAAATCTTTTAATTCACGATTTAGCTTTGCGGATTTAGCTGCAGTCTCGTCGTCAATAATAAGGCCCATAGCCTTGGCACGTTCAGCCACTTTGTCCATCTGTTCAGCAGACATGTTGAGCATGGCGTGCATCTGATAGCCAGTACGCCCGAAGAGTTCCATTTCAACACGAGTCTTTTCAGCCCCGTCCTTCATTCCTCTTAGACGTTCCTGTATCATCTTGAACACTTCAACGGTATTCTTGCCTTGGATATCCTCGAGCGTGTAGCCTAATTTGCTGAATATATCAGTGCCGAGTTTCCCCTCTGCCCGAGCGACTTCCATTTTCTCTTTAGCCGCTCCGACGTTCTTAGAGAACTTAGCAAATGCACCAGCACTATCTTCCATAGCAACGCCCATATAATTGGCCACTGCTAATAGTTCGCTGGTTTCTTTTGCTGTAGCACCGGTAATCCCAGACAATTTCTTAACGGCTACATCCCATTGAATTGCCTCTTTGGCAAGTTTGGCACCGATGCCTACAACACCAACACCGGCACCTATCGCCATGAGGTCATTCTTCATTTTGCCAAGGGCGGATTTGGCGCCTTCGGCACTAGCTGTAATTTTCTTGAGTCCAGCTTCCGTATTCTTATCGGTCAGCTGAACGACAATATCAATTAAATTATTAGCCATTCTTGTACGCCACCTCCAATTCTTTGGCTTCTAAGATTACAAGCAAATCGATAAGGTGCGGTAGTGGCTCGATGCCGTAAGCCCTCGCCACTTCTAACACCGCAGGCATATCGAATCCGGCAATGCCGCCAGGATGCCAACGTCGCTGCATCCGGCTTGCATTGTATACTCGCATAGCCTGTCTCGTTCCGTCTAATTGCTGCGGGGAATTAAACTCACACTCCGAACAGTCAAAATGCTGTTTAGTCTCACGTTGCATCTTGATACAATCAGAGCAGTATTTTGGTTTGTCGGAGTTGAGCCAACTCCACGCATCAATTAGTTTTTTTCGATTTCAGCCTTTTTTTCGTGAGTAAACCGCATGGTATCAAGCGCAATTTCCATAAGATCATTGTCTGGTGCTGCGTTGATTTCATCCTCAGTTAGACCGTAGATGTGTTGCATAATCCATTGTGCAAGGTCACGAGAACGTAATAGACGTTCTGTGTCTGGCGCTTCCTCCGGAACTGGAGTATACAATGGGTCTAACCCGGATTTAATTAATTCGCCACGTTCAGCGAATGTTAATCCTCTTACTTGAATATCTTCAAATGCCATATGGGCACCTCCTAGTATTGTTCTTGATTATTAACTAAAGTAATGATGGATGCAGAACGGCCGGCATCCGCGCGATAGTACGCCTTGAATGGTAATTCAATATTGACGCCTCGAGGGCCGTCAATGCCTGGAGATTGTCGTTCGTATACAAGCTCAGGCAACTTGAATGTAAGCGACCAGTCGTCTTGTTCAAGTCGTAATTCCAAACTGGATTCCGTACCGTTGACCGCTTTGTTTAAAAGGTCCTTATTTTGGAAGAACGCTTTAATCGTACCGGAAATTGACGCAATACCTGGGTCGATGTATGTTCTAAAACCTTTACCGCCAATAGCGTAAGAGTCGCCGTCCAAGCCAAAATCAAAGTTGATATCACAACTTAAAATATTGGCCACAGTAACGCCACCCTCTTTAATGGTTGCATTAAGGTTTTGGAACGGTAAGAAATTTACCGTCTTGGCTGCTGCATCGAATGTAGTAGCCGCTAAGGTTTCCTTACAACCCATTACATCCACAGATGCTGTAAGTTCGGAGTCACCGCCAAACTTAAATCCTAATTTACTAACCCGCGCACCCGAAAATTGCTGAAATACGTTAACATCAGGGTAGCCCTGTTCAATAGTTAGCGACGGCATTGTGTTGCCGATTTTAAACACGTGCTCAGACTTCTTATTTGGCGCTTGGCCAGTTGTATTAGAAGTCGGTTGCCCGAATGCAGCTTTTAGCCAGTATCCAATGTCGATTACACCAACAGGCACGGTTAAGCTACCAGACGTGTCGATGTTGCCACGAAATGGCGCTGCAGGATTACGATCACCACGGATTACGGTGGAATCGTTTAAATTTTGACTAGCTTTTATAGAGCTGGATATGATTGGCGTGATTACACCGCCAGTGGATGGTGTTGTACCAAAATCCGCCTCAAACGCAATCGCCACATGGGACTGAGAGCCCTGTGCACGTTTCGCTGTTGCCATATGCATTTCCTCCTTTAATATTCAATATTCCCGCCGATTACATGCGGAATTTCTATAGTAGCTGTTAAACGTCCAGTGAATACTGGGCGCCAATTCATTGAGTCTAATTCATAGTCAATGTCGATTACAGGGAAGGCTGGATTAACCTTACAAATGCATTCAATGATTAACTGCCCTAGGTTATCCGATTCGAGCACTCCGTCATATCGAATGATATTCTTAACGCGAGTTGCACCTTTATGGACAATACCCCATACAATCATTAACGAGTATGTATAGGTATCAGCAAGCCCTTCGTTTTTACTACTCGGTAGTAATATGATGCAAGGGCAATCTTCTTCAAGCGGTGCTTCGACATCGTCATAGCCGACATACAGTTGCGCCGGCTTTCCGTATTTGTCATTGCAAAATTTAGTCAACGCTTCATCATTTGCTAGGGCTTCAGCCCAACGTTCAACGATGCGCGACAGTGGAATTGTCTGTTGCATCAAATCACCTTACCTTGTAATTACGTCGAGACGCGGATTGTGCCGCCGGTCCATAAATAGCGTAATCGCCTATCTTACCCTCAATATAAGGTTTAAGCTTAGGCTGTAACGCTGCTTTCATAGGTCCATAAGTATGACGTGGCTGAATTTTGAACATCGATTTACCCTTAGGTAAAGGTACACCTGCAGCAAATAACTTCTTACGCATAGGCTCTGTAATCTGCTTAGTGTACCCTTCTTCGATGCGTTCACCTAACCGTTTAGCCGAATTGGATAACCACCCAACTCGAACGGATTGCTTGCCCTTGTCGTATTGATATCCGACTGCATTCGATAGCTTACCTAGAGGACTATAGCCGATTGTCCTGGCGCTAATGCCCATATCGAGTAAGGCATTTCGCGATTTCGAGCCCCAGGCTTCTCGTTCTGCACGTCCTCCGCTTTGGTAAACTTTACGAAGTTTAGCTCCGAATGCTGACTCAAATGCAGCCCGTCGAGCCGGTGCCATGAAGTTAGGATATTTACGTCCACCAGGTGCACCCGACCGAATGCCCTGCTTAATTTCTTTTTGCATCATCCACCCTGTGGATTTTAGCGCTTTACGCATCCAGTCCGGTTTAGTCTCCGCAATGAAATTCAGATACGGAGTAGCCGTGTCTGTAATCGTAATAGGCTCATTATTCATTACGGTCTCACCGCCCTTACGTTATGGACGATTTCCAAACAATACATCGTACCGTCAAAATTGGAAATGTGATCAACGTACCATTTCTCGCCATTGATATACACTTCGTCTTTTGACCGAGGTTCGGGAACATCCTTAGCACGCACCCAAATTTGAGCCTTATCGGCTAGTGCTTTGTCGACGAATCCGGAACCTTTGCCATCATATTCGCCAATCTCCACGCTAGCTTTGATATCTTGGCCTTTGTAGGTGATTCGTTCACCGAATACAGAAAGCAGTGCATTAGGCTTGTATCCTAATTTCATAGTGCATTACCTCCTATGGAGTAGGCGGGCGTATGCCCGCCCTTACATTACTTTTCTACATTAGGTATAAGTGCGACTTCCAACACTGTAGTACCTGGGCGTTTTTCTGTGAGAGCCACGCCTAATACTGGGTTAGTATCCACCTTAGATGCTCGTTTTTGATCTTTGTCGAAATACACGGTATCGCCTACCGCAAAAGAGTCAGATGTTAATGCCGCCACTTCGAAACAACCTGTTACCTTAACTGCACCGATTGTATTGGGGCCAATGTTTGTAATTGCCACACCGTGCATTTTACCGATAGGCACAATGTCCCCTACTTCAATCATTTCAGATGTTGTATTCTTAAAATCGACGCGGTCTAGTTCTTGAATGAATTTAGCCATATCTATTTACCTCCTAATCAATTACTAATTATTTACCAGGATTTTTGTACAAGCCGCGGAAGTCGATTGCTGTTGCGTTGCAATCGATTGCTACTTTGTACTCGATGCCGTCAACCTTGAAGCCTGTTTGCGTTTCTAAACGAGGTGTTTCAACACCGTTTAAATACGTCACTTCGATAGTTTGAACATCTGTAGGACGGGATGCCAAATACCAAGCATGCGGATCCGTTAATGCTGCATCTACAACGATAGTGAATCGACCACTGAATGGGTTGACTGTATCATTGCTACGAGCAGGGTCTACCACAGATTTAACTACTTGATATGCTAATGCTTCGAGCTCAGGTGGAACAATCAAATATGTAGGTGAGATATTCAAATTGCGATTTTCACCAATATGTTTTTGACGACGCATAGCCGCTACACCTGCAGCTAAAGATACAACACTTAACTCGGAGCCTGTAGTTGCCAAGTTCTTACGGTCTGCACTAAACAAGGCCTTTCCGTCTTCTAACACAGTATTGCCGCTTAAAAGGTCATATACCATGTTATTGATTTTATTTTTTGCTGCACGACCGAATTTAGAAGAAATATCGTTAAATACACCCAAATCGTCATTAATAATAGCTTGTCGTGTTAAACTGAACGTACGTCCGAATGTCAATACGCTAACATTCGTACCTGCTTCGCTCATTTGGGAATCCTTGAATTGTCCGCCCTCAGGGACAAGTTTCAATTCAGCTGCTTCGGAAAGTAAAAAACGTTTTGCTGGTTTGAAGTCACGATTACTACCTTTCCCTGCCCAAGTTGCAAATGTAGATGGTGCTGTTTCATAACCTTGCATCAAGGCCTTATTTGCTACATTAGACAACGCGATTGGGAAAGAGGATGTGGAGTTGATAGCTTCACGAGCTAATTCAAATCGATCGGAGTAATTAACAGTTAGACCTTCACGAACTATAGACTCACGTGCTAATTCCATCAAGGACATGGAACGGAGTTCATCTGCACCAGGTGCAGGATTTGCGACTGGGATACCCACAGACATCATCAAAGCGTCCTGCATAGCCATGCGGAACTTATCAGAATCTGCTTCACCGACTTTAATGGATACTGGTTTATTACGTTCGCGCAACGCATCCATTACAACCTCACGAACTTCGGCAACAGATTTGCCGGATTTGATGAATTCATCTACGCCATCAACTTCAAAGTCACGGCACAAACTTGTGATTGTAGATACGCGTTCACGTTCTGCCGCAATCAACTTTTTAGCATCATCTGCATTAAAACCTTTAACTCCGGACTCTGGTACTTCCGGTACTACTTGTGGCACGTTTTGCTCAGTGCCTTTTGCTTTTGCATCACCTTTCATAGGTTCCTCCTCATTATCATCTACACTTCTGCCTACCCCTACACTTGGATCCGCAGGGACGGACACAATACTAATTTCCAACGGCTCCCAGTCTGTGATTACATACGCTGGGCCAGTAAACCGACCATTGGAGCTTTTAGAATCGGAATCAATTAATTCCTCGTATCGGCTTATGGAATATCCGACACTCACGCCCTGTAGCGTGCCTTTTAACACCTTTTGATAAATCTTTTCGGATTCATCGTCTTCATCAAATCGAACAATCGCTTTGCCACGATTGTCTTCAATCCACACATTCTCAATGTGTCCGACTACGGCATCACGATCATGATTGAATAACACTGTGCCTAAACCGTTATTAAATCGGTCTAGGTTAATGCATCCGTCGTCATGACACAATATCTCTGTTCCGAACCATCTTTCATATGGCTCTTCAGAGGAAAATGACAATTCGACGGTACGATCATCGTTCGCTTCGATATTTGTAATTTGCGCCTCTCGGGCATATTTACCTAAGAGCTGCTTTGCAAATTTCCCCACTAGCTATCATCTCCTTTCATATCAGTGGTATTATCATCCGCTAGATTTGTTATGTCCCCATTCATATCAAGGGCAACACCCAATTCCTTAATGCGGTCCTGTTCCAGCTTCCGCTGTTCAAGCACTTCTTCCCAGTCCTTACCAGATGCACTACATACGTCCTCGAGCGTTGTGAGTCCTGCCTTAATAGCTTCCTTGTTAGCATTAACTTCCTTAACTGGGTCAATCCAAGACCAGCCTGGAGCTAACCACGCTACTTTTTTATAAAGTTTTGGGTTCGCTGCATAATCATTGGCCGGGATAATACCCTTCAGGTAGCATGCTTCAATGAAAGCCCGCCATACAGGCATACAAAAATGCTCAATTATAAAACGCTGCATCTGCTTGAATGATTGCTGGTCCTCCAGCATATTCTGCCGAGCTGCGGAGAAGTTACCACTAATGTTGCGCGTCACTATGTCCGCGCTTAGACCCATGCCCGACGCTATGCGTCTTGTTTGAGTCGCTGAGTATTCTGATGCGGTTCCTGCATTTCGCTTAGGCTCCGCAAACGAAATAGATTCACCTGCGCGTAGATGTTGGATAATCCCTGGTGCCATCGATCGGACTTTCTTGCCTTTACTGTCAATCTTATTTGCAACCATCGGGGCACTTCCAGTACTACTTGTTACAAACGCACCGAAACAGGCGGCTACACGAGCCGCTATAAGGTCAGCATCCATATATTCATCTACGTCGTGAATACGCTTTAATACGAGTGCTAACATACTAACCCCGCGCAGTTCACTAGGTCTGCGAGGCTTATGTAATAGAAAAGCCCTATTACTTGACAGCCTTGCCTCGTTAAACGACCGTATTCCTAACGGATCTGTTTGGAATACGTGATAGGCTATTGGCCTTCCGTATTTGTTAACTTCCACGCCATTAACAATACTATTGCCATTCTCACTTACCGATACGGCTCCGATATTCTCGCCCTCGATAAACTGTAATGATAGCGGTATATCTGCACCTTCGTAGGTCATGTTAACTAGGATTTCCCCATCATAGACCATTCGGCGTAGAGCCATTTCCTGTAATTCATAGAACGTAGATATTCCTCGAATATCGGCGTTCTCTTTATCTACCCAGTCAGCCCAAGCCTCCTCAATTTTCTTATTGAGTCTTTCATTTAGCTTTCCTGCGCGGGTCTTGATTTTGCACTGTGGCTTTATTCCGGTACCTACTACGTTCCGAAGTAGCGCCAAAACGACACTTTCAGCAAGATCACTGTTAAGTTCTGCTGCACGTGCACGGCCACGGATTAAATCACGTTGTCCAGATGCTACCTGTTCGGCTGTACCAAATACAGGCATCCAGTCTCCACTTAATCGGTCTGTTGCTGCCGCATCATATCCACGTTCAAGCGAACTACGGAAATATGCTCTACGGGCAGCTCGTTCCGGATTGAAATAGGCTATTACCTTATCAAGAATATTCATCGTCGCTCCCATGACACGTAGGATGTCGTGTTATTACCTTCCTCATCATCAACGCGAGCCATTAACTCACGCTCACGGGCATATAATGTCGGCAGATCATGCGTTTTAAATCGCTTACCACCTACAGACATCTCGGCATATCCGTTCGTCTCAATTTCCTCGATTATCGTTCGAATACGTTCCAAGTCTTCTCTTGCGCTCATGGTCTCACCTCCTTCTTAGCTAAACCAACCTCGGCTATCTGCATTAAAGTCTTCATCATCCGTATCTTCGTCCTCCTCATCGGTATCCAGATTATATTCAGGTAAGTATTTAACACCTACCGAATCCGCCACCATGGCGTTGTATACACACGTATCCAACAAATGATTCGTTGGGTGACTGGTTAGCGGTTTCCATTGCACTGTAACTGCCCCGGTCTTTACATTTCGGATTTCTTGCTTTTCCTCCGACCGGAGATGCTCCGAATATTCCTCCGGGCAATCCTTAAATAAATGGATTGTGCCAGCCTCATTGGCCGGGCGTACCATACGTGCAAATATGAAGTCCTTCCAGTAATCGGTATTCACTACGTACAGCTTCATACCACCGATGACGCCCTTCTCGATGCTGCTCATCTTATACGGCGGAGCTAGAGGACTATGCGACGAATCACCTTTAACTGGCACACATACTTCTGGGTACTGCGCACAGTACTGATATACTTCGTCTGTTCGGTAGCCACTATCGATACCGGCCCTCACAATCTTACGAGCCTCACCATACTCTGATGGATATTCTCTATCAATGAGTATCTCGGTTAAGTCTGCCCAACTACTTGCTTGACCATAATCAACTAAGTAACTTGATACGCCATGAGCGTAGGCCCTAACTTCCCACCAGAAATGATCTTGCTGCACATCGACAGACGCAATGAGTAGTGGCGCATGTTGGGGCACAATACCGCGAGGAACTTCCGATTGTGTAAACACGAGGTTCTGTGTGCTTTTAGTTTTCGCAGATTTCCACGGCTCCGCTAACCACGAGTTGATAAAGTTCATCAACTCACTGGGCTTATCCTTTGATTTAACAAACTCATACGCCACATCACCAAAGGTAACCCAGGGAGAATAAAGGGATGACAGATGATAGGCTACCGACCGGGTAACTCGGACTTGTGATTCATTCACAGTCCGCCATTCGCCTTGCCGGAGCATATCCATCTTGTGCTTATCATCAATACGGTGCTTACAATGTTCGCACTCATAATATGCGGTATCACGTATCATATCCGCATTGCCATGGTGTTCCTCCGGCCATTTTATCTGTTTGAATTTGAGGGTCTGCGACACCCCGCAATGCGGACATGGCACGAAATACTGCTTACGTTCATTTGCGTCCATATATGACTGCCAAATATTGCCACTTTCAATCGTAGGAGTTGATACTCTTACAATCTTCTTATCAACGAATGTCTTGGTACGTTCCTCAGCCAACTTAATCGGATTCGCTTCCTTGCCGGAGAAAGCTGGATACTTATCAATTTCATCAAAGAATAAGTACTTAATTGACCGACTTGATAAGCTGCTTGGTGAGTTCGCCCCGACAAGCACCATGTAGTTCCCATTAACGAAGTCTAACTCCAGCAGCTTACTGCCTTCGTCATATATATTCGCAAGCGGCTCTACGCTCCTAATCATCGGTTGTACACGTTTATCGCTAGCGAATTTCGCGATAGTATCCGTCGGATACACCATCATGACTGGTGATGCAGTTTGATGTAACGCATATCCGATCATATTGAGTTCGGCTTCCGTCTTACCTATCTGCGCCCCGAAACATAACGAGATGCTTTCAATAAGAGGGTCTGTAAATTTGTCCATAAGTTCCTTGAGATAAGGTGTCCGCGCTGTACGCCATCGTCCAGGTTCAGCAGATATATTAGTCAGTACCCTGTACCTATCCGCCCATTCCGAAACGGTGTATCTTTCAGGTGGCTTGAATGCTTCCAGTTCCTCGGGGAACCAGTCAACCTTTGGTCTTTGCTTTTCCCGCGGCTTTGAATTTCGGCGTGTACTCGCCTTCGCGTGCGTAGCTTTCGAGGTATTCTTCGACAAGGCCATTCACCACCTTTTCTACACGAGCACGTTCCTCAGGATCCGTGAACTCACTTCCGATACGCTTACCTAGTTTGGTAAAGGATGTCTTTAACTCCAATATTCGATTAGCCCATGCTTGCGCCACATCGGCACGAGGGACATATTCGCCATTTAGCACATCTAGCATTTTCTTTTCACGCGCAGCCTTTGCTTCTTTATAATCTGCTTCGGCTTCTAACTTACGAGTTGATGCGGATTTGCTTTTAGCGTTATCACCTTTCGCCTGCCCTAAATATACGAGGACTTCTCGGAGATTCCACCAACCTACAGAGGCTTTAGGCATTCCTGCTTTATGATGGCGAGAAATAATTTCCGGAGTGACCCGCAAGAGGTCACATAGTTGAGTGCTAGATACGAGCAGATTGCCCGCAGCATCAAATTTCACTCTCGGTTTTGTGTCCGCCATAGGTGTACTCCTTTCTTAAATCGTCTTTCTACATTCAACAGGAAAATTTTTCTCACAGAGAGAGGGCCATCGCGCGGGGGCGACCAGCGGCCATTTTTCGCCCGCGGAGTACCTTTTCCAAATTTTCATTTTCTCAATTAGGAGTTATCATTGATACTCAATAAAAAAGGGTAGACCTCAACTAAGTAAGGTCTACCCCGGGGCAGTGCAGCAGGCAGACATATTGTGCGGGCCAGACACTGCCTGCTATCTACTACACTTACATTATATTAAATTAAGAGTGTGCCATTCTATGCCATCTTTTCAAATTCAGCGATTGCTTTCTTGTGAAGTCTGTGAACTTGTCGCCACGAATACCCTAACTCGACAGCTATCTGCTCCCATGGCAATGCATTAATATATCTGAGATTCAATACATCCCTATATTGTCCGTCAGCTATTTGGTTGATGACTTGCTTGACCTTGTTTCGAGAATCAATCAACTCATCCCATTCTCTGTTCAGTTCCTCCCTACATTCTTGTAAGTGCTTACTAATTCGTGGCATAGCATCTCCCGATTCACATATCTGTATAGCTTCTGAATGTAAATCTCGGTTAATCGCACCTAGCTGAATCTCTAACGCACGCATTCGCTGCTCAGTATGGCGGACAGCTTGTAGTTCTTCCTTAGCCATCATACTCGATAATCTCCATATTTACTGATAATCATCTGTGCTCGTAGTAATCCGTCAATGTATCCGCTTTCACGAATTCTATCATCTAGCATAGGTGATCTCAGTTGCCTATTACGGGCTCGTATGATGGCAAGACTTAAATCTGACTGTATGGCACCTACAATCACATCTGCCCTACTCCTACGCTTTTGCATCCTTTACCTCCATACGTTCGACAATATCCTCAATGGCTTCTACCATGTCTGCTTTGCATTGCTCGACAGCAGTGAACATCTCCTCACACATGGCGTATGCATCATCACTCAGGTCATCATCTAATCTCTCGGCAACATTATCTTTGAGATTATCTACAACCTTAACTATATCCATGACAAGTTGATACGTGTCATCTAGATAGTGCCCTTTGTTAATTAGTAGACGCTCGACTTTTGTCATGCTCTTCCCTCTTTGCAATTTCCCGATTTAAATACCAACGGGCTTTTTTCAAATCCTTAATAGCATCATCCTTATGCCCAGCTCTGGATACATACTTCACAACATTACCTAATCGATATCCTAGTTTCTTGTCTTCGATGTAATCGATAACCTCGATATCGCCTTGTGTATAATGACTAGGATGGTTGATATCATCACATTGCTTATCTATGCGTCTAGGAGGTTCAGGAGGTCTGGAAGGTCTATGAGGTCTATCTAGTATATTTCTTCCCATATTTATACCAAATCGATTCGTTGCTTCTCCGAAACGTCTCAATTCTTCATTCGCTATGTAACGACTTAGCTCTTCACTAGCTGATAGCCTAGTAGGTGGCGGCGGGGGATTATTTGGTTGCTCATACAATCTACCTGGGGTTAACCCGTACACAGTCTTGTATTTTCGTTTATCAACAATATCTATAACTTGAATAGTCGTGTAACACACTATTATTACAATAGCTCCGAATAATCCCGCCATTATAAAATGATCCATATTAATCATCCTTTCTGTATTTATCAATTCTCGCTTTTAAACTTTGCAGCACATATTCCTGCGCCCGGTCCTTTTGCGCTAGTGCGTCCATCATATCCTCATCACGAGTTCCCTCACATATTAGATGATGGATAATTACCTTCTCCATTTGACCTTGGCGGTGTAGCCGCTTATTAGCTTGTTGATATAGCTCAAGACTCCAATTTAACCCGAACCATATTACGTGGTTCCCGCCGTCTTGTAAGTTAAGCCCGTATGCCGTACTAGCCGGATGTGCTAATAGAATATCAATCTCTCCAGCATTCCACGCTATCTCATCATCGGCACCCTTTAACTCACGGACACGTAGTTTAGTCTTAGCTAATGCTGCTTTTAGTCGTTCACAGTCATGTTTAAAATTGTAAAACACTAATGCAGGCTTGCCGTTCAACTGTTCTACAAGTTCCATAAAAGCCTCAATTTTACAGCCATGTATCTCGTGAACATTCCTATCGCCATCATATACGGCGCCATTCGCTAACTGTTGTAGCTTTGTAGATAATGCTGCTGCACTCAAAGCTGTGATATCTTCGCCAGCTTCAATCAACTCTAATACAGATGTGCGTTCCATATCTTCGTATGCCTTTTTAGCTTTTGAATCTAACTGCACATATTTAATATCGTTGATGACTGGAGGTAGCTCCAAATAGTCACTGGCTTTCATGGATATACATAACCCAGATATTGCCGCCATGATACTGTCATTTGAATCGGATTTAGGTTTATAGGAGTACACCATTTCGCGTGACCTCTGATCGGGCTCGAAATAGTAATCTCTAAATCCTGTGTACGTTTTACCTAACGACTCGCCGCGGTCTAATAAATACACTTGTGCCCATAAGTCGATTAACCCATTAGGGGCTGGCGTACCTGTTAACAACACCATACGCTTGATGTGGTTATGCATATAGGCTAATGATTTAAAACGCTTAGCTGTGTGGTTTTTAAAGGAACTAGATTCATCCACAACTACCATGTCAAATGGCCACGCATTCTTGTAGTAATCAACTAACCACGTTACATTCTCGCGATTGATGATGTATATGTCGGCAGGTGTGTTTAAAGCCTTAATACGCTTTTTCAGGCTACCTAATACAGTAGATATCCTTAATATACCTACACCGTCCCATTTTCGTGCTTCTCGTTGCCATGTAGCCTCCGCTACTTTCTTAGGCGCTATGATTAACACTTTACGAATGGCGAATCGGGAGTACTTTAATTCGTATATGGCAGATAACGTGATAATCGTTTTTCCTAAACCCATATCTAGGAATAACCCTATCTTATTTTGATTAACGGTCTTGTCGATACAATATCGCTGATACGCATGCGGGATAAACTGCATTACGCTTTCACCCCGAATTCTTCTGCGAATTGATCCAAATAACCAGCCACGGCATCAGCACCTTTTAACACAAATATTTTTTGGTTTAGTTTTTGAAGTTCACGGGCTTGGGCTCCCTGCAATCTCGAAAGTACACCTTTGGATGTCTTCAATTCTACGAAATGAATAACACCATTCGGCCATATAACGATACGATCAGGCACACCGACATTGCCAGGGGATACAAACTTATATGCTTTACCTCCCGAACGTTTGACGCCTGCAACTAATTTTCTCTCGATATCCTTTTCTAACATTTCTCACCTCTGAAATTTTTAGACGTTAACATGTTTACATACGCGTATATGAGGGTTCAAATTAAGGCTGTAAAGGGCGTATTTTTTCTTAAAACTCTTTGTTTTGATATTTACCAGTATATAATGTTAACAATGTTAACCAACCTATATGAATATAGATAATTACTGACTTTATGCGTTAACATAGTACGTTAACATTCTCCGAATTCGTTAACATTCTAATGTTAACAAAAATACTGAGAATGTTAACGCTTAATTGAGAATGTTAACGTTATAATTTCAGTTTTGACTCGTTGATTCTGAACCCTCTTTGATGTCCATATTCACCAAATCTCATTAACTGACTTCCGCCCATTGTGTACGGGGAGTCCGCCAGTATTTGATTAATTTCCCTGGTCTCGATCTTCTTCATTCGGCTTGGGTCGTTACCGAAACACTCCCACCATACCTCTGCTGCACAAATACGGTCACGATATACTAACTCTTGACCCTCGGCAGGTTTAGCGTTCATGCTAAGGTACGTCCTCCGGGCACTACGACTCATCACATTCCAATTTAACGGCACTTTGATTAATAAAAACTCATTAATCAATCCTGCTTTGGTATTTGATTCCATATGCGCCTCTCTTGCCGCATCAGCCAGTTTTAGTACAGCCGGGTCATCCTCGATAATGAGGCTTTCCCCGCTTTTATACCGATACAAGGCCTCCGCCCATAACTGGTCTACTTCCCCCGGAAGATTAACGAATATATTCTTTCGTGGAGTCGTCATTTCAAGATCAATAGGCCAAAATCGGCGATTACCAGTGATATCTTTTAGGAATTCATATTGATTCGTACTACCAAAGAATACACACTGCCGCGGATATTCTTGTGTACGTCGGCCATAGGCTTGACGAAATACATCTACTTGACGACTTAGAAATTGCTTAGACGCATTTTCTTCAGCCCTCGAATACCCCGCCATTTCACCGGCTTCTATGATCCATTTACCTTGAATACCTTCTGCAGCTTCTTTACCCTCAAAGGTATTTAACCCATCAGCGTACCACTTCTTGCCCATCGTGCGGATAAGGGTACTTTTACCAATACCCTGACCGCCAATAAGAATTGGCATCGTGTCATACTTGCATCCGGGCTCAAACGCTCGCGCTACTGCCGCCGTAAATGACTTTCTAGCAGCCGCACGAGTATACACATTATCCTCAGCCCCTAAGTAGTCGATGAATATGGTATCTAATCGGGCAATGCCGTCCCAGGATAACCCGTTAAGGTAATCTAGTACTTCATTAAATCCATTTTGTTCAGCACACATGATGAGGGCATCCATGATTTTATCTTTGCCGGTAATATCATATTTATTTTCTAGGTACCACCGTAAGCCCGCATCATCTGCATCGGTCCATATGCGAAGTCCTGGCGTTGGATTCCATGGTAGGGCCCCTTTTGCCACGTATCTTGAACCAAATCTATCATAGGCAAGTCTACCGACAAGCGCCGGATCATGGTGCATGATTTTAAGCATGTTATCTAATGTGTTCTTAGGTCGACCATTCTCGTCGTACTTTAATGTCGAGCTTTTCATCCAGTCAACGTTCGTCAACGCATTAGGGTCGAGATCGGATGTCTCAGAATGAGCCGATACATCCGTGATAATATCAGCAAATACATTTGATGCCGATTCTCGGGCGCGAGCCATGTTGAGTTCATTAACGACTACCGTATCTTGCATAGCTAGTTTAGACATAGCCATGTAAGATGGCAGTTTGTGCCCAGGTGTTCCGTCCTTAGCAGTCTCGTCTAAGCTGTGGAACTTATGCAGCCGGATAAGGTCAAAGGCGTTAACCAGTTGACCACTGCACGGGTCAGTATTATGGTGACTGAACAGGAATGTATCGTCATCATATATAACCGCCCCTGCTACCGTTGAGCCAGTAACGAACGTTAAACGGTCCTCGCTGCCGTCAACATCGACATATGCATGAGGTATGAATTTATCAATCGCCTCACGGATTCCGTATATTCTACAAAAGGCACCTACAATACCTGGTTTTTCTCTCGGATCAGCTTGCTTTGCAAGTAACTGCTTTTCATGCTGCGATGCTTCCTTACCAGGTACCTGTGGCCAAGAACGCACATCGCGCCAATCAGTATATTGGCCGAGCATACCGTCAGCAGATAAGAACGCCTTATCGCCTACATAATATACATATTGCGCATCATTAGGACATGATGGCCAGTACATAAGCCGAGAAGCTTCGAACGTAGTTCCATCCATCATACCGATGCCGATGAGCTCCGCCAGCTTACGAGCGATAGGCTCATACTCGTCAGGTGTCATCGTTCTATCAGTCGGGACGATAACGCGTAACCGCGGACGATGCACAGTGTGAGAACGGGTTGAGTAGATAGCATAAGCCATGCCGAGGCTGTCAATCGTGCGGGCGACGTTCTCAGTTTCCCCGGGCGATATGGCATCCATATCAAGGGTAATCAGATCACGCCCAGACACGTTAATAGTTTTACGCTGTAGACCGTTTAACGTACCACCAACAAAGCCGCCTATGTCCTTTAACTTACTTTTCTCAGATTTTGGCAATCTGTGGTACTCGTCCACGGTTTCTGTTGTACGAACGGGGATTTTGAGGCGTTCACAAAACTCGGACCACAACATCTCCGTACGGGTCCATTGCTTTGATGTGCGACTCGCACCGATACTGATGATAATCAGTTTATCGTTTTGCAAGTGTATCCCCTCCTAATCTTTCATATAATAGTCGTTAGTAAATCCTGCGGATGATAATAGTAGCCCCTCTGCCCAAGGTATGGAGATTGAGAATATAGCATTAACATCATCCAGTATTGATTCTGCGTTATGCTTATTGACTTCAAGTACAGCTTCGTCATGGATGTGCATGATAATTTGATATCCTACATCCTCCAATCGGCGTAATGTTAATGCTAAACAATCGCGAGCGACTGCTTGTGTGATGTTTTCGACTAATTTGCCTCCATAAGTGCTTTCAGTCACCCATGCAGCGTTTACCTTAGTCTTAAAATGTACAGCATCCTTGCCGAATGCATTCTGTTTAATGCTTGGGCTAGGATAAAACAGCTTACGTCCGCTAGGTAGTTCAATCGTCATATATCGATATCCATATATTGGATCAATTTCTAACCGGAACATAATGCCATGGTCAAGGCCTATAGGATTCCCGGTAGTAACGGTGTACACGGCCGCATTCTCAACGGCATACCATAAATCTCGTATTCTAGGTGATGCGTTACGCCACAAATTTACGATTTCAGGTAATTCCTCCTCATGGAGTCCCATATCAAGAGCACCCATGGCTTTTAATGC